ATTTTTATGAGGAAACTTATGAGCCACCAGTACGAAACAATTGATAATTTTAAGAATGTACCATGGACAGAGGTCGTTATTGATACTCGAGACTTTGTGGTATTCAAAGACGGATTTCCTGTAACCGAAGGACATTTACTTTTTGTACCCAAGGTAGAAGATTGGGATCATCTTGCTAAATGCTACAAGGCCGCTTATGCTTGGGGTTATGACTGGACACAAAAAGGTTACTGTGATAGTTTTAATATTGGACAGAACGTAGGTGTTGAAGCAGGCCAAACAGTTATGTGGCCACACGTACATTTGATTCCAAGACGCAAAGGTGATATGGCAGATCCTAAAGGAGGAGTACGTGGTGTTATTCCTGAGAAACAAAAATATAAAGTAAAAGATCCAAAACAGCCAAGTCTTTTTCAAGGGGATTGTGTATAATGAGAACTGCCGTTATAGGTTGTAGTCATAGTGCAGGGTATAGTTACTCTCAAACCAAAGATACACGTGATCGTTGGAATGATAACAACTGGGCAGAAATCTATATTAACAATCAAAATAAAGACGGAGTGATTTTTGCTTGTCCTGGTAGAGGTTGGTATGATTACAGTGAACGTCTTGCATTTCTATTTAAAAGATATAATGATATTGATGAAGTTATTATACAACAAACATATTGGAATAGATACAGGATTGGATTTCAAAATCCTTGTCATTATGAAAACATAGTACCACTTGAACGTCATATGAATTTGGAAGAAACAAAAGGACGTATCGACTGCTACAATATCAATATGTGGCATGATGAAGGTAAAAGTTTTGATGGCGGTAGAATTACCGTTTCAGGAGACTATGCAGTAAATCCATCAATAGGTTTTACATTTGATCCTTTTGATATTCAAGATCCTAATTTACAAACAGATGGGTACCAACGTATTAAGGCTTGGTATGAACTAATGACTGTTGTAGCACAAAGAAGTTTTTTCAAAGAAGTTTATCTTTGGAATTCAATCTGCAAAGAAAATAATGCAGAACTAAAAATCTTTGCCATTAACGAGAACACTTGGCTCCCGAAAGATCTAAATATGCTTGGAGACTGTTCTTATGGCAAAGTTGCTAACCAAAACATTAGAGAGTTTTTGGAAAGTAAGAACAATATAGATTCTTTTACGATAGATGATGAACACTTCAATAACGAAGCACACACATTAATTGCAAGAGAATTTGTATCAAACATTGGAAAGGAATAAAAATGGCCTACGATAGAGAACTAATGAAAGACGCAATGATCAAACACGCAGAAGGACATATTGCTAAACACAAAGCAAATATTGAAGTATATTTCCATAATGCGGCAGGTGTTGGTGAACATCCTGATATTCTTGAAGCAATTGAGAAAGAATTGAACATTGTAGCAGAATATGATGATCAAATCGAAATGCTCAAAAAGTATTTTTAAGTGCATAATATACTTGACAAAAACCTAAATAAAGTATATAATGTAAACAATAATAGACATCCACGTCTATAACTCGGAGAATGACATTGAAGAAATATGAAGAAGTAACACGTAGAATCCAAGACGCTAACAAGCGTTATTGGGCAGGTGACAATATTAGTGAATTCATCTATGAAGGTGAAAAACAAAAACTAATTGATGAAGCCGCTGAAGCATTTGAAACTGTTTTGGATTCACTAATTATTGATCGTAAAAACGATCCTAATTCAGAAGGTACAGCAAGACGTCTTGCTAAAATGTATTACAATGAATTAATGCAAGGACGTTATGATCGTATTCCACCCGCAACTGCTTTTCCTAACGAAGGAGAAGATGCATACACAGGTATGCTTGTAGTTCGTTCAGAACTTAAATCAGTTTGTTCACATCATCACCAACCAGTGACTGGTGTAGCATATATTGGCGTAATCCCTAATGGTAAAGTTATTGGATTAAGCAAATATACTCGTATTGCACAATGGTGTGCAAGACGTGGTACTCTGCAGGAAGAACTTGCAAATGATATTGCACGTGAGATTGGAAAGGCTACTGATGCAAAACACTTAGGTGTTTATATTCAAGCAACACACGGTTGTTGTGAGAATAGAGGTATTATGGCAAAAAGTAGTTTAACACAGACAACTGTGCTTAAAGGTTCTTTTAAAGACGACCCGGGTACTAAAAAAGAGTTTATGGATAATATTAAATTACAACAGGAGTTTGCACGTGACTAAGGAAGGACCTATGAAATCACACATGGAAAGATCTAAGGAAGGTGTAATTAAAGAGATTTACACTACCTACACTATCAAGGACGGACGTCTTGTAAAGGACACGTCTGTACGTCAATATCAAAAGGATGGCGACTATCACGACTCATATTATAATGAGCCATTAGTACAGGTGAAAGAATGAAATTAAGATATTCAGAAGCATTCTATTCAGTGCAAGGTGAAGGCAAATTTGTAGGAGTACCCAGTGTATTCTTACGTACTTTTGGCTGTAACTTTCGTTGTATGAATTTTGGTTTACCGAGAGGTACACCAATGCGAGACACTGGAGTTAAGTATAACCCAGAAGTTAAAGAACTTTTAGATTCAGGTATAACTGATAAAGTTGACAAATTTGAAGACTTGCCTATTATTCACACAGGTTGTGACACATATGCAAGTATCTATCCTGAATTTAAAAAGTTTATGAAAGACCATACTATTGACGAAGTAGTTGACTATGTATTAAGTTTAACTCCTGAAGGTAAATGGACTATGGCAAATGGACAGGATGTTCATTTTATACTAACTGGTGGCGAACCTTTGCTCGGATGGCAAAGATTGTATATCGACTTGTTCGAACACCCTAAAATGAGAGACTTAAAAAATGTTACGTTTGAAACAAATACAACACAATCTCTTAGAGACGATTTCAGAGATTATATCGGATCTCAAGACAGATTCGAAATTACTTTTAGTTGCTCTCCAAAACTTTCCGTTTCGGGCGAAAGTTGGAGTTCTGCTATCAAGCCTGAAATTGCTCGTAGTTACTATGATGTACCTGGTAGTAGTATGTACTTCAAGTTTGTGGTGGCTGATGAGCAAGATGTGGACGAAGTTACCAAAGCAGTGGACGAGTACCGCAAAGAAGGAATTGATTGCCCTGTATATGTTATGCCTCTCGGTGGTAGGTCGGAAGAATACAAACTCAACACACGACGAGTCGCAGGATTGGCAATGGAGCGAGGGTGGCGTTATACCCCCAGACTTCACGTCGACATCTTCGGCAATGCGTGGGGAACATAATAACGGAGAAATGCTTGACGATAAAGCAAGAAAGGCTGGACTATGATGGAAAAACTAAAAAATATGTTTAAAAAGAAACAAACTGATACAAAAGAACTTTCTCATCGTGATTTGATGATGAAGGAAAAAGAAGCGGCAACAAAGGCTAAAAAGCCTTGGGTTGGTGTACTTGATACTCAGGTTAATAAAGAAAACATTAGAAACGGCTTTTTTGAACTTGACTGGAATAACGAGTTTATTGAACAACTGCTTGATGCTGGATATAAAGGCGAAAGCAATGAACAGATTGTAGATCAATGGTTTAAAGATCTTGCAAGAAATGTACTTGCAGAGGAAGGCATGGATACAGATCGTGGAGCAGGTTATATTAACACAAAAAATTTAGGTGATGGGAAGTCAGAGGTAAAATAATGTCATTAGTAAGAATTAAAAGTTATCATCCGCAAACAGAGTTTGCACCAAGTTGGAACATTCCTCTTTGGTTAACAAACTGGACCGATTTAAATCATGTTGATTCAATTCATAAATGGATTGTAGATAATGAAGAAACTATTTTAAAAGATCACAGTTATACTAATTCCGGAGGAACAGGATTAGATGAAAAACATATCACAACACGTTTTGGAAAATACAACTTGCTTAATCAAGAAGGTGACTCTTTTAAAGAACTTTTAACTTTTTTAAGATACTCATATCTTGAATATGTACAACAGCAACAATTAGAATTAAAAGATTTACAAATTGTATGTTGGGCAAATATTTTACGTAAAGACGAAGGAATGGATAGTCATGCTCATGGTGCTCAACCTGACAGTTATTTGAGCGGTAATATGCACTTTGATGATTATCATACAAATACAGTATATCATTCAACTTTTGATCCAGAATCAAAAATTGGATTGCCAAATAAAAAAGGCGGCTGTGTAATCTTTCCAAGTTGCACTCCACACTATGTAGAACCACATACACGTGACGATTTACGTGTTAGTGTAGCATTTGATCTACGCCTAACTGGTAGTTTTGACCACGATGAATTTAATGCTATTCCTTTTATGAACAAAGAAGTACTAACTGAAATTCAAGAAAAAGCAAAACAACAGGTTGACAACACATCTAAAAAGTAGTATAATATGACTACGGATTTAGAAAAAAACTATAGAATGGTTAGAACATTGGCAGAAAACTTCAAAGACAAACCTATGAAGCGTAAGGTAGATACTTACGAATATGAATCACTTGCTGAATGTATTAGATCTGATCAGGTTCCTGCAAGCCATATTGCAGAGTTTTTTACTGATCCTGCATTTTATAAATGGTACAGTGAAAAATATTTTAAGGATAAAAAATGACATATATTCTTGTTGATACTGCTAATACTTTCTTTCGTGCAAGACACGTAGTACGAGGTAACCTTACTGACAAAGTAGGTATGGCATTTCATATTACTCTTAATGGTATTAGAAAAGCATGGCAAGACTTTGACGGTAGTCATGTTATCTTTTGTCTTGAAGGACGTAGTTGGCGTAAAGACTATTACGAGCCTTACAAAAGAAATAGAAGTGATGCTCGTGCGGCACTAACAGCAAGTCAACAAGAGGAAGAAGAAGTTTTCTGGGAAATGTTTGATGAGTTTAAAGACTTTGTTTCAAACAAAACTAATTGTACTGTTTTACAACATCCACAACTTGAAGCAGATGATTTAATTGCAGGTTGGATTCAATCACACCCTAATGACAATCATGTTATCATTTCAACAGATGGTGACTTTGCTCAATTAATTGCTCCCAATGTAAGGCAGTACAATGGTGTACAAAATGTAACTATCACACATGAAGGTTACTTTGACGACAAAGGTAAGCCTGTAATTGATAAGAAAACTAAAGAAGCAAAGCCTGCACCTAATCCAGAGTGGTTGTTGTTTGAAAAATGTATGCGAGGCGACACAAGTGACAACGTGTTCTCTGCGTATCCAGGTGTTCGTGTAAAAGGCACAAAGAACAAGGTTGGTTTACAAGAAGCATTTGCAGATAAAGAAAGCAAAGGATATAACTGGAATAACATGATGCTACAACGTTGGGTTGATCACGAAGGTGTAGAACATAGAGTGCTTGAAGATTATCAACGTAATGTAACACTTTGTGATCTAACTGCACAACCTGATGAAATTAAACAGATTATGGCACAGGTTATTGCTGACAATAGTAAACCTAAAGAAGTAGCACAAGTTGGTGTTAAACTTATGAAGTTCTGTGCAAAGCACGAACTTAACAGAATTAGTGAACAGGTTCAAAGTTATAGCGAACCTTTAAATGCAAGGTACGGTGTTTAATGGAATTAATGGACGAAAACTTTCTTGATGCATATGAATTAATAGGTTGCCCAGAACCTAATGTACAAGAGTTTATTAAGTCTTTACCAATTAACTTAGGTAGACCTGTACCAACAGATAATTGGTATCGAGAAGATGCCGCTAAAAGAATGGGTAAGATCTTAGAAGATTTACCTGTCCAAAATATGTCTGTACAAGGAATTCTGGAGTTAAATAACTTAGCAAATATGCCAGAAGACCCTTATACTTTACAAGCATTAAAGGATATAAGTGGTAAAGAAGGCTATAAAGAAGTCTTTAAAAGCGAAATGCTCAAACGTGATAAACGTGATTATCGTGAAAGAGAATTTCCTTTAGGGCCTATTTTAGAAGCAATTGAAGCCGGAACTTGTCGTCCACTGTTAATTGTAGAATTAGATAGCGGTCGATATGTAATTGACGGAAGAACAAGATTATATGCGGCGTTAGCGGCAAATAAAGAAGTAGCCGTTAAAGTTGTAACAACTGAAACTTTTGGAGGACTGAATGACGAGAATTAAAGCAAACCCAATCGTAGCAGGAAAATTTTGGATTGTCGAAGAAGACGGTGAACGTATAGGTACTTTATCTAAACAAGAAGATAAAACTTATATGTATTGTTGTAACACACACACAAAATTTTACGAAAACGAAAAACAATTAACACGAGACGTTGATATCGAATGGGGTATCAAAGATGCAAAAACTGTAACTACAGATAAAGAAGTTCATGGTTTTAAAACATCTTGTACACCTCATAATGCAATGTATGATGTAAAACGCAAACTACCTTTGTTTACAAAGAGTAAAAAATCTAAATCATTGTACTGTGCAGGATATTATATTATTCGTTTTGAAAAAGGATGGGTACGTAGTTTTTGCCCTAAACTTGTAACTATTGAAGGCTATACTTCAAAAGGTCCTTTTAAAGATGAATTAATTATGCGTCAAGAACTTTCTAAGGCTAATGCAGATGACAAAAGAGCCGATTAACACTTCACCAATCGAAACTTTTATTCAGCAAGTAAAAACTGCTGATACTTCTCAAGCCAAAGAAGTTAAATTAACAATTCAACAAGCAAAAAATCTTGCACTGACTTTAGGTCAAATTAGTGCAAGACTACACGGCGACTTAGAAAAATTTGTAAAAGAAAATGCTGTAAAAGCAGAACAAGAAGTAATTAATGTCGAAATGGACGGTGGCGGTTTTAAAGAGTAATGCAAATTCAAACTTTATTCCAAACTGATATTTTTAAAACCCAAGCCAAAGATCATGACCAAATAAAAAGTTTTTTTCAACACGCAGTAGAAAAAGAATTTATTGCAAAAGGTCCTAACTGTGATTTTTGTAATGTTTACAGTGATTACTTTCCTGGTGCTCGACAAGTAGACTGGGACGATATACTTCCTAAGTATGAATCAACAATCAACGAATTTTTAAAATTTTACGGTTATGACACTGATAAAAATGATTGGATAATTGGTGTTGATGCTTGGTATAATGTAACAGGTAAAGGCGGTTGGGGAGAAATACACAATCACTTATCAAGTCCAAGAACTATACAGGTATGTGCTGTACATTATGTTAAGTATGATACAAAACTGCACGAACCAACTATCTTTTATAATCCATCAGCAGATGGTATACGTAGCACACAGCCTACACCTATTGCTGATAAATTACCTGCAAAATACCCTAAAGAAGTAATGCAAATAGATGTCGCAGAAGGCGATATGATATTTTTTGCACCTTATCTAAACCATAGTATTCCTGTACAAAAAACAGACGTACCAAGGATTACTACTGCTTTTAATATTACAATTACCGAGAAATAAAGATAAATATATACGTAGTTTATTATGAGGACACGTATATATGAGCAGACCTAAACCGAAGATACTGTTAGAACATATTGATAAAAAGACTTACAAGTCTGATCAGATCCTTGCGGCTGAAGCAATATGGGCAGTATTCTATCAAGGAAAGCCATTTAACTTAAAGACTCAAAATTCTCTATCAAGTTTTCCTGGACCTAAGTACAAAAAAGTATCTTTTTCAAATCCAGGTCACGCACATAATCTTGCTAAAAAATTAAACGACTTGTTTAACTCCGACGAGTTTACTGTTGTTAAATTAGACAAGGGCGAAACAGTTAAAGAGGGATAAAGCAGTGTACGAATATAAGTGTAAAATTTTACGTGTAGTAGACGGTGATACCGTAGACGTTGATATTGATTTAGGTTTTGGAGTATGGCTTAAAAAAGAACGAGTTAGAATGATGGGGATAGATACCCCAGAATCAAGAACCAGAGACAAAGTAGAAAAGAAATTTGGATTAGCGGCTAAAGCATTTGTAAAAAGTAAAATGCCTGTAGGAAGTATGCAAGTACTTAAAACAGAAATAGATAGATCCGGCGAAGATAAAAAAGGAAAGTTTGGACGTATCTTAGGAGACTTTTTAATTGATGAAGATCGCTTAACAGACATTATGGTTTCCGAAGGACACGCAGTTGCATACTTCGGTGGTAGCAAAGATGAAATCCAAATGAAGCACATAGCCAACAGAGAAAAACTTCTACGCGAAGGCAAGGTAAAGTGAACTGGAAAGAAACATACACAAAGATTTTCCTAAAACAAGCAAATATCAGTATAACAGAAACAACTATTAAACAGTATATGCCTACATGGTGGCAAAATACAAGATCAAAAGATACTGGAGGTTTGCGTTTAACTGATGCTGGATTCTTATTTGTTACTGAAAAAATAGATTTACAATACTACGAAGTACCGTTTCCGCAAGATTTCGAACTTACAACTAATACTGTAATATGGTTAGATAGATTTATTACTTGTCCATACTACTTAACCAAGCAAATGATTGTTGTATTTGACGAAAAGAAAGCACTCGAACTACATCTTTTTAGCGGAGATGTTAAAAAATACGGCCTAACTAAAGCACTAAAAAGAGCCGACGAAGAACTAACTCCTTGATTTTATTGACTTTTTAGTCTAACCAAAATCCAAAAAAAAATAAAAAAAACACTTGACCTTTTGAACGTGTGACTGTATTATATATACATACTTAGAAATTAAGTATGGCACTGAAACACAAAGGAGTACAAGATGGAAAATATCGCAACTCGGACTATTAGTCCAAACAACGCAAAGAAGAGCATTCTTCGAGCATTTAACAAGAAACGTCCAATTTTTATTTGGGGTGCACCAGGTATTGGTAAATCCGATATCATTCACCAAATTGGTGAACAATTAGATGCACTTGTAATTGACGTTCGTTTGTCACTATGGGAACCTACAGACATTAAAGGTATTCCATACTATGCGGCAAATGATAACACTATGAAGTGGGCACCGCCACAAGAACTGCCAACTGCACAGATGGCAAAGAAGTATAAGACTATTATACTTTTCTTAGATGAAATGAATTCGGCGGCGCCGGCTGTACAGGCCGCGGCATATCAGTTGATCCTTAACCGTAAGGTAGGACAATATGTATTGCCAGACAACGTTTTGATTGTTGCCGCTGGTAACCGTGACGCTGACAAAGGTGTTACTTACAGAATGCCTGCTCCGTTGGCTAATCGTTTTGTTCACTTAGAACTTAAAGTTGACTTTGACGAT